ATTATAACCACCAGTTGTAAGGTTATCACCCGCTTGATGTCCATACAGAGCATTATTTTGTCCTGTGGTCAGGTCATATCCAGATTGATAACCAAATGCACAGTTATACACACCAGTCGTTAAACTATTAAGTGCATACATTCCATGAGCATCATTTCTATGGCCTGAAGTGTAATTTTGCAAAGAATTTGAACCAATAGAGGTGTTGTAATAACCACTTGGACTTGTGCCGCCTTGCTGTGACCCCTGTCCTACTGCTACGTTATAGCCACCACCAGAACCAGTTGTATTTCCATAACCAGCATAATATCCGACAAAAGTAGTTCCATGATCTGTTGTTGTGTTATACCCTGCATATGCACCTATATGAGTATGATAATCTCCTGTTGTAACTTCATATCCAGCATAATGACCAACAAAAACACTTCGATATGTGCCACTTCCTTTATAACCAGCATATGACCCTATCGCAGTATTTTGATCATTATCCATAAAATATCCAGCCCTATAACCAACAGCAGTGTTATTTGTTGCGGTTGCACTATATAATGCCTCTGTTCCTACGGCAGTATTATAATTCTGAATTGTGTTGTTATAAAGAGAATTATGACCCACCGCCAGATTGTTACCGCCTGTCGTGTTGGAATAAAGCGTATGACAGCCCAACCCAGTGTTAGCTGAACCTGTCGTGTTGGATACTAATGAATATGCACCAAAAGCATTAACCTGTGTCGCTGTGGTGCTTGCTGTCGCTGCTTGGTATCCAACTGCGGTATTTGAACTAGAAGTTGTCTGTGCATCAAGAGAATAGTCTCCCACCGCCACGTTATATTGGCCTGAAGTTATAGCAGCACCAGCATTTCTTCCAACAGCAGTATTGTAAGACCCAGTACAACTCGATAATGCAGATATTCCAAGAGCATGGTTATAGCTTCCAGTTCCAGCACCAAACGCATTCGCTCCAAGACATACATTACCTGTTCCATCAGTTATGGCATCACCAGCACCATTTCCAATTCCTATATTATAATCACCAGTTGTAACACTCCCTAATGCTTCAAAACCAAAGGCATCACAACGATCTGCTGTAGTCAATGCTCCTAAAGCACCTTTTCCAGTAGCAGTATTTAATGCTCCCGTTGTGCAAGCATCTAAACAGTCACTTCCGACTGCGGTATTACTTGACCCTGAGGTCAATGTTGTCAATGCACCATTTCCAATAGCAACGTTATTATCGCCACTAACAGAGGCATCTAAAGCATTTCTTCCTAATACTGTATTAGCAGTGACAGAATTAGCACCTTTACCAATATTTACTCCATTTATTGTGCCATCAACAGCAAACGCTGGGCCACCAGCTAAAGTAAAAAGATTTACAAAACCACTATTTCCTGTATTCCTAAGTTGCATAATACTTGTAGAGGTATTTGCAAAATATTGACTAGCAAAAGTTGTAGAGGGATCAGAGGAATTTGAATTATTTGTTGCTATCGCAGATAAAGCATTATTAAGGTCTGTTCTAAAAGCCGCCCCTGATTGGTTGGCAATATTCATATCATGTGTGGCCATTTTTAGTTATACCAATGGATTTGAAAATTATTTAATTATATTTTTTAAAGTAAATTACAAGCAAAAAGTAATAACAATAAAAAATAAACTAATATTTAAATTTATTCTACTCATTTTTTTGATATTTACCAAATCAACAACCATTTCTTAACCACCTTTACCAAACCCAATTGCTGTATATCTAAAATTCAGATTTTTAAAATTATTGCTTGAATCTCTTACCTCTATAACAAATTGACTCCCTGTTATAGATGTAATTTTAAAATAATCGCCACTAACAGCACCCTCTAGAGTTATGCCGACTGTTGGCAAAAATGCAGTAGTTGACCCTCCCAGAGATCCAGTGCCTGTGAAAAAGGGTGAAGCAAATGTAACAGTTTTGGCTGAAGTTCCAGAGGCTATTGATGTATTAATAGTTTCTGTTCTGCGTTTAACACTTGCTTCATAACCAAGTTCAGTGACATTGATATTTTGTGCTGGGTCATCTGAAGTAAGTTCAACTTTAAATTTATATCCTCTTGCTGTATATTCTCCATTTGCAAAAGTATTGAACTGAGTAAAGTTTGCCCCATATGTACATGAAGTTCCGCTTGATATGGTCGCACTAGCACTGGCTGTCACTGTAAAAGTGTTTGCATTTGGCACTGTTTGAATCTCATAATTTCCATCAGTCGCACTGCCAGCAGTAAAATCAATAACAACAAAATCTCCTACAGCATATCCATGATCGGTTTTTGTGATAGTAATAGTTGTCCCACTCTGTTCGTAGCTGGCTGAAACTGAAGTTGCTGGGTCAATATCTGTTGTTGCTACTAAGAGTTTTGCGTTAACATCGTCTGCTTGTGTTCCGTCAAATTCAGTCCAAGTATCTATGAGGGCAGTTCTTGAATCAATCAGGTCATTTACCAAAAGACCAGAGGTTACAAACCTTCTTTTCAATGTCAAGTTAAATATTGCTCCCATATCAACTGCATTTTGAAACTCATAAGTACCGCTTGAGTTTATTGGACTAGCAAAATCAATATTCGCTAAATCATCAATATCTTGCGTAATAGAATCCCATAACAAAGTGCCGTCTAATAGAAGTCCATCAAAGGTTGCATCATAAAAAGTATTAACTTTTTCACCTTGAAAAGGTGGTGAGTCAGTATCTTCTCTTTCTGTAAGTATTATTTGATTTGGTTGTGGATCTGGTGCGGTTACTATTATTCTTGCTGCATTATCTGACCTGTTTCCAGTGTCATCAATGAATTTAATTGAATATGTCCCACTTAAAGCTGGCACAAGTGTTTCTGTGATATTTCCAGCAAGTTTAGGGATAATTTCTGTAGAGTTTTGAAATGTTGCAACTGCTGGGTCAACAGAGGGTGTATGGCGAACGGATACTGTTCCACCATGCAAAACGTCAACAGAGGTAGAAGGGTTAAAACGTAGTCGTACAAACTGATCTGAGACAGGTTCTAAAGTCAAACCGCTAGGATCTTCTGGCAATGCTGTTTTACCTACAGTTGTAAATGTTGTTGTTGATGGTGTGGTACTTGGTTTACCTAATGCGTTATAACTGAACACTCTTATTTCATAAGTTCCTAATTGAGTTTCAAATATAGTAAAGTCAGGCCTTTTTACTCTTTCAGAAATAAAGTTCTCATTTTTAAACCTATATTGAACCATGTATTCTGTAACACCAGAAACAGGCTGCCATTGAATAAACAATTTAGATACAGCACGATTATTCAAAACAACAATTTGTTCTGTACCTGATAAAGTTTGTGGGGAAGGTTTAAGAGCAGTTAAAGTTGTTATAGTTTTTGATTGCAAAATAGATCCATCTTCTACAGTTGAATACTTAGATGAATTATGAGCCACAGCTTGTATTTCATATTCAAGTTGATTTACTTCTTTAACAGAAAACACCCTAAAAGTTTGAAGAGATAAAGATGAATTTTCAATAACCCATACAGAGTTTGCTTGAGGAACAGAACTAAATGCAGAGGATACAGTAATAGTTGTTCCAGAAATACTAGAAATTGTTTTTGTCTCAAGAGTGCCGTCTGACAATATGACAGATAAAGTTGCTGATCCTGAGGTTGTTAAATCAGTATTATTGGAATCATCTACTACTATTTGTGTGGTTGATACTCCTGTTTTTATCCTTCCACCCCTTCTCACTCCAGCCCTCATTGGATCTTGTACCGATATTATTGTTCCTACCCTTACTATTGTTCCTGACTCTATAGATGTTTTGAATGAGCAGATTTCTGCCTCATTAGATTGTGTGAATAGAAACCATTTTCCGAGTCTGGCAGCTTGTCCTCTGGAAGTTGTAGCAAATCCTTTTAAATTACGAACAACAACGCCATATTTAGCTTGTAAAGCTGTATCTTCAACAGTTTCATAATCTATTGATTGAGTTTCATTATCAAAGTATCCAACATTAACAACAGTTGCTTTTGTTGATTTACTGGCGTTTGAATATGAAAAACCCTCTGCTGTCACATTGCTTAGATTATAAATATAGCTGGGGTCAGTGGGTCGATCCTGAGATATATTTATAACTCCCGCACTATAAAAAGGCATTACTCTCATTACTGAGGAAAGATCATTTATAAGGGAATATGCGTCACGCTGGGTATTTAGAACTACGTTTGTTGAAAACCTTGCCTCTGTGCCTCCAAATCCATCATCTATTTGCTCAGAGCAATAAACTGAAGCTGAATAAAAACTGTAAACATCTAACTGTGTTGTATCTATATGATCTCCAAAACCTTTTGAAGTTGTTAATAAATCATACAAAACCCATGCTGGATCATTTGAATATTCTTTATCAGTCTTAAATGTCCCATTAAACGTACCAGAATATGAAATTGAACCATCAGCCCTGACAGTACCATTGTGCGGAATCTTGATAAGAGTTCCCCTGACCCTGTACATACGGGAAGGGACCGATGGGAAGGTCTCAGCATCAAAGCGTATGCCTACATGAGCCGAATTAGCATAAGGTCTAGACTCATTTATTATTTCTGTAAAAGATGACCATTGAAAAGTATCATTCAAAAATGAATCAGTGCTATCATCAGTTGTTCTGTTAACTCTTATAGTCACAGGAAAGCTTGTGCCAGAGGGAAGATTAATTTTATAATCTCTAAAATAAGTACTTGCTGCCCTACCTTTTACAGTGTCTGTGATCACAGTTTGTGTTGTACCATCATTTTCTATTGTTTGGATTGTAAGAGCTACTTCTGCTCCATTGATGTCTCCATTATCTTCAAATTTTTGTAATTGAGGAAATGCAACTGTTACTCGAACCGCATCAATATTTGTATCTGTTATTGATCTTGAAACAGGACTAGCTTTTGTAACTGTGACTCCTACAGCAGTTTCTGATTCACTAGCAGAAATGCCAGTGATAGCTGTTTGATCTGAAGTGCCAAATCTAGGTTCAAATGTAATATTTTTAAAATTAAAATCTGTTTCATCTGGACTTGTACCAGCCGCTTGTTGTAAAACTTGAGTTCCGTTAAGGAATACGTCTTTGAGTGCGCTTGTGTTGTATTCTGTAGAACCTTGAGATCCAGTAGCAGAGGGGAATCCTGACAAAATTCCCTCAGCTAAGAGATCAATCAGCGTTTGAAATTGCTTTGATGCCAGTGAGTCTGCTGGTAAATCAGGATTTGTAACACCCTGTATGATATTTGAAAATGGCTGTGGACTTCCAGATTCAGACATTATTCTGCTGTACCCTCCACTTGAACTGTATCAATACCAGAACTAATAACAACAGACCCTGTAAAAACTTCACCATAGATTATTGGTACTGGAACCCCAGCCCTCGAAGTATTAGTGATTGAGTTGAAACCAAAGTTAGCTTGTACATTTGGGTCGTTATCAGATAAAGAATCTGAAGCATTAAAATTTGGTACCTTTGGAGTTGGGGCAATAATACTTGTAACTCCATCAATAAGCATTGAAGTTCCGATAGCAGTTAATCCACTGGCTACAATTCCACCAATAGCTGTTGAGAAAAATCCAGCAGTGACACCCCCTAAAACAGCCCCAGAACCTACACCAGCCAACAAACCGCCAAGAGCTAAACCTTTTGCACCCACAGCAATAGGAATTATTTTTATATCACCATCACCTTTTATCTCTAACAAATCCTCTGTTATTTCTAAATCTCCCATTTTTACCTTATATAACTGATTTGTCATATGATTCTCTACTTCTGGAAAGTTTGCAATCAAAAAAGCAAAAGCCTGCCTAGGATTATTTACAGCAACTTCAAAATGTGATTGACCTAAAAATTGTCTTAACCTTCCATAAACTGTAAGCTTTCTAAGCTGCATATCTAAAAACTTTTTTCGTGGCTTGTATATATCTTAAATCATAAATCTCTCTACAACTCAACTGTTTTATGTTGTGATGGAAAATAGTTTGATTTCCTATATACAAAGCAACATGATTTAATTTTTCTTCTGCTCCTTCCATTAATAAAACGTCATTTTCTTGTATATCGTCTTTATTTACTTGTATAAATCCAGAACCAGTTAATACTTTCTCAAAGTATGGATCATTTGCAAAAGCTTTTAGGCTTTTAGGTCTAGGCCAAAATTTCAATTTTATTTGTTTTTTTTCTAAAAAATAGTCCGTAATTAAACTCCAGCAGTCATGCTTTCCCCAGATCCATGTTCTCCCAAAAAGACCTGACTTATATCCACTTGGCTTGAAACTATGCCAATCTTTATGCTCAACGCTATAAATATAAAAAGGCAATCCCAAATGTTCACAAGATGCTTTATCAGCTTCAGATGGTAGAGCAGATCCATAAGTATGAGAATGAACTATACCAATAAGCTCTCCTTGATCCTCACATTCAGCCCAAGAATCTGGACACATTACAAAGTATTCGTCAGGTGCTTCTGATAGGTTCTCACAAGGCCAGAAAGTTTCTTTACCTTTGATAATTGCTAGCAACCCACAAGACTCTTTAGGAAGGCACTCAACAGCATACTCAGCAGCTTTTTCTTTCCAAGTCATGTAAAAGTACCAACTGAAGGAAAATCTTTTCTTGTTACTTGTCTTTTTGGCGCACGAATGTTTTCAAGATCAAGTGCAGAAACACATTCAAATTGCACAACGTCTCTATTTTCAACAATTTTTTTATCAATAAAATAAATCTCTTGAGGTAGTTCTGTAGTACTTGATGGAGTTCCAAAAGGATTCTGATTTGATGGGAAATTTGCAGCATCTAGAAACTGAGCCATTGTTCTATGTCTGATTAATTTTGCACCCTGTAAATCGTTGAAAGGTGTTGTTGCATTTGCTGTTGCCATCAATGCTGTAATAGTTCCCAAAACATTTGAAACTGTTAGAGTTGGTCTTGGCAAGGTTCCCCTGCCTACATACTCGAAACCTTCTGCTATTACTGGAAACTTTGTATATGTATTTCCTTGCCAGATAATATTCGCATTGCTGTTCATGCCTACACCAGAATGAAATCTTGTTACGTTAGTTGAACCATGCAAGGCAGAAACTAAAGTAATTGAATAAAGCTCAATAATTGATTTATTAGAAAGTGATTGCAGTTCTGCTGTAGGAATTGCCATTATGGTTCAAAAACTTCTCTAAAAGTACAGTTTAAAGTTGCTCTGTTGTTGTAAGGAATTGATTTAGTCCAAGATTGACAAACATATTGTCCAGCACCAGACAAAGTAACTGAAACATTACCGCTATTTGTAGCAGATGAAGCTGCTGTGACAGTAAAGGTATCTACTGTGGGAGTTGAAACAATAACAAAATCTCCATCAGTAGCAGAGCCAGAGGTGTAATCAATGGTTACAACATCACCGATAGCGAGACCATGGTTTGTAATTGTTATAGTTACTGTTTGACTGCTTGACTGTGAATATGTGCCTGTCTGAGTGCTTCCTTCTGCTGGTGGGGTAAATGTAAAACTTGCCTGATCGTTTACACGACTTCGCAAAAATCCTTCAATAACATCAGCTTCCGTTTCAGATACATTAAAAGTAAGATCATATACTTTAGGATCTTGAGTCAAAGGTAAACCAAATAAAGCCCTAAACTCATATCCATCACCGAAAGAAGTTGTCCTAATTCTTGGTGAGCTTGTTTTTCTCATTCCGTAGGTCGGACTGATAGAGGGAAAAGTTGGCATTTATCTAGTTAATAAACCTCCAGCACGTTTTTCTTTAATAAGTTGAGCTTGTACTGCTTGACCTATTACCTGTCCAAGTTGGTTTGCATCAGCAGTATTGCCCGATACTGAGGAGCCAGAGGCATCTACATTCACTGTAACTAAGTTTGTAGTTGTGCCGCCACCCTTACCAATAGCACTGTTTGGAATTATATTGCCACCTTTTGAACCCATCTGCAAAATCTCAGGGCCTCGCTCCCCTACGAGAAAAGCACCACCAGCAGCAACAGGGCCACCGCTTGCTCTTTTTTTAAATAAATTACCTAAAAATCCACCAATACCTTTTCCTATTCCAGAAACCGCTTGTTGTATAGCAAGCTCGATCAATTGACGCTTAAGGTTGTTTAATACACTTGTTGCCGCTTCTGCAAGTGATTTAGTCCCCATAACAGCATCAGTAAGGTTTGTAACAATACCTCTTTCAATATCCTCTCCTATTTTCATGAACTTATCTTTTAATTCCTCTGCCTCTTTATTTGCTTTTTTTTCAGCTTCAGTAATTTGATCTACAGAGGTTTTTATATTTCCATTTGTAGCTACTATTTTATTTTTTGCGTCAATTTGTTTATTGTTTTCTTCAGTAATTTGTCTCTCAACACCACTAAATTCAATAACAGTGTTTTTTAATTCTTCAGCTTTTTCTTTTAAGCCTTTAAATGGATTTGAAAGTTTAGGTATCTTTATATCTAAATCTAATGATGGCAATTCAAGACCACCAAGTAATTTTTTAATTGGTTCTGGAATAAAATCAATAAGCTGTTGTATTTTATCTCTAATAAAAGTAACTACAGTATCAACTACTCCAGTAACTGTATCTTTGATACCACTTGCAGTTTTAGCAACTGCTACAACAACTTTACCAATTACACCGCCAACAACTCTTGCAAAAAAGATAGCTTTTTCTGAAGCGTCTGAAACAGCCTCTTTTATACCTATCCAACCTTGCTCAAGATTAAATAAAGTTGCTG